GTGGGGATGTCACGCAAGTCCTTGCACTATGGGGGTCAAACTGTTTTAATGTATCTTGACAGTTTCCAAATAAAATTGTGTCCTTCATCCGTAAGTATGAATGTTGTAATGTTTGCGAACTGGTTTATATTGTGGTTTAGGTTCTACCCTAACCACTTTGTATATCCTTAGTAATAAATCTGTTTTCATGTGTTTACGATTGATGTTGCCGCCTCTCCTTTGTTGAATATAGTATCAACAACTGCTTCGACCTTTCTTGCAGTAGAGATACCTACGTTAGAGTAAACAGGAATACATACAAGTCCAAATACTTTGTCTGCATTACCCTTACGAATAACTCTACCGATTGTCTGTGAGATACCTATGTAATCCATTGATCTCATAAACAATACTGCTTCAAGACCATTGACATTGATACCCTCTGAGAGTATGCTGTGATGAAGTACAACAAACTTTTTACCGTTTCTACCCCATTCATTAAGAGTATCAAAGAAAGTCTCTCTGTCAACCTTCTCTCCGTCAATAACCGCACCTGTCTTTGCTGTGATGTACATATAAGAGTAACCACGAACTGCAAGTTGCTTCACAAAGTCTGTCTGTGATACAAGTGCAACAATCTGTCTGGTTGACTTAGCACATATCAATACCTTATCTTTGTCTAGGTTATCAATAGCATCAATCATTTGCTCATTGTCTCTATCAGCAACTAACTCATCTTTCTTAAGTATTCTTGACTTATAGACTTGAACCTTTGGTGGTAGTATATATCCCTGCTTGACAAGTCTTGGTGCAGGGATTTGGCATATCACATTACCATAAGTCTTTGACCAGTTCATACCTGCCTTTGCACCTGTACGACTGTGCTTTGGTGTTGCTGTAAAGAAGTAGCACCTATCTGCATTTCTTGAGAAGTAATCAGTAGCAGGGTAAAAGTTCTTCTGTACTGAATTATGTGCTTCGTCAAAGTAGATAGTATCAACTTCAATACCTGTCTCCTCGACTCTGTGTAGTGAATGATATGTAGTGAATATAAGTAAGTTCTCTGTACTATTGTTAACCATATACTCTAACTCATCTGCCTTTGTTGTACTCTTGTGATGTGTCTCTCCACTATGAACGTGAATCACATCAGCATCGGTAATGAACTCTAGGAACTCTGCTGATAACTGACTTGCAAGTAAGATGCGAGGTGCAACAACTACAATAGTCTTTGGTAAACTATCCTGTGCAAATCTTCTCTTCGCATCTTCGATCATGCACATTGTCTTACCACCACCAGTAGGAACAATCACTTGTCCTTTTCTACTGAATCTCATCTTTGTAAGTGCTTCGTTTTGATGTGGTCTTAGTTGCATAGTATTTCTTTTGATATACCTATGATAACAGTTTTGTAAGGGGTGTCTCTACATCTTGTGCCACTTTCTTATTTGTCACTTGTAGTTCTTCCATAATAATTTGTTTTGGTAGAAAGTTCCAACAATAGTAACTACTGCTGAATGTGATCTTATCATTTTTTCTACCATCAGGACTTATAAATTTCATTCTCTTATCAAACATCAACAACTGTAGGTCTTTATCTTTGAACAGTTGTTTTGGTGCTGAGTCATTCAACCAAGTATTTGTCATTATCAAGGCAAAGGGTTTGCCAAGATCTAATGCTCTTTCAAAATACTTTCTCTTATTTGTGAATGGTGGGTTTGATACCATTACATCCCACTCGTCAGGTTCATAATCAAAAAAATCGTGACCAGTTGATATATGCGAATATTCTACTTCATTCTGTTCTGATATTTGCTTTACAAACTGACTCTCCTCTGTATCAAAAGGACACCATACAGTAGCACCCTCTGGAATGTATTTCAATATTGGTTCTACACCATAGTCGGGTGTGTAACACTCATCATTGTTACCACTCGAATACATTAGTTTGCCACTATCAAGCATAATAAAATTGAATATATCTTATTATAGCACAAAAAAAGGAGTGTTGTCCACCCCTGTCCTTAAAAAAATATAAAGTTTCTCGAACAAACCTTACAAGGTTATGTATGTATTTTCAGATTTTCAATCCCAAGTCCAATCTTTTGCCATAAAAAATGTAAGGGTCAATCTACCTGTAGTAAAATCATTCCCAAACAAATCTGTGGGTGCATGAATATGATGTGCAGGGTAAGCAGTTAAACGATTGTATTTGTTATCAACACTCTCTATTTTATTTCTCGCACCATCTAAAATAGATGTTCCTGTTCCTTTGGGTGGACTCGGTTTTAAATATACAACCCCTGCATATTCACATTGATCGAAATGATATTTCTTATTCTCAAAGTCTGGTAGAGTTTTCTTAGTTCCTAAATGAGACAAATGAAAATGTGAAGATATAGAATACCCCTCTAGATTATAATGTTTACATACTGCCTGTCTGACTTCATCACTTGCAGTAATCAAATCTTCATTACCTATAACTTCAAACTCATCTGTTCTATATCCTCTCCAACCTACATCAATTTTAACTTGTTCACTATCAATATAATCGCAATCCAATGCCATCCTTCTCAATACATCAGGATTTTTAAAAAAATTGTCCTCAATCAATAAGTTCATCTTCTTCCCATTTCCCTAGTGGGCAAGCCTCAACAACAATCTTTGCTTTGGCAGGGATAAAACATCCACATTCCATACATCTTTTCTGTCTCTGGTCACAACTCGAACAACTTTTACATATCTCGATGCGTCGCCAATACATCTTTCTCGGAGTTACTAACTGCGAGTTCTTATCTCGTATTGTATCAACTATCCTCCCGATTGTCAATACGAGATTCTTTCCCTGTTGTAGTAGGGGTGGATATTTTTTCATAATAAAATCAAAGAATTAATAAGAACCTTTTATTGTATTAGAGTTTATAGAACCTGTAACTGAGATACCAGAGGGGAATATTGCTGCACCTGCATCACCACCATCACCTGTGTTTGCAGTATCACCACCACTTAATCCCCACTCACCACCTGAAGCACCTGTCTCTCCAGTAGCACCTGTACCACCAGATGCTATTGTGCCTGTAAAACCACTACATCCACTAAATGCTGAACCCGCTCCACCAGATGCTCCTGCAAGTGAACCTGATTGGAAATTAAATCCTCTTCCTCTACCACCATCTCCACCAGTACCACCTGCTCCACCTGCAACAGTTTGTGGGTCTTGCTTACGACACTCAGCAGTTGTTAGAATCGTGCTTGCACAACCTGACCAGAACCACCATCCACCACAGTTACATCCACCTGCATTTGCACATCCACCAAATCTCTCGTACCCTGCTCCAAGATTACTACAGTCTCCACAAAATCCACATCCACTTGCTACTGTACCAAAAATATAATCAAAACAAGTTCCACTCTGTCCAGTAGCACCTTGAGCTCCATGTTCTCCAGCACCACCACCTCCATAAATTCTCGCAGTAGATTGTAGATTAACTTTTATATTATTTCCACCACCTGTGATTCCAAGTGCATCCCCACCGTTAGCACCATCAGGTCCTGTTGTCGTGGCATCAGCACCACATCCAAATATATCTCCACTTACATCTATTGTTAAATTATTTGCTCCTTGATCGACCTGTGCTGCCCTCAATGATGTTGAGTTAGAACCACAAGTTCCTTCTAGATTTAATTTCTTAACTATGTTTCTAGCTAAATTACCATTCCATGCCTGTGCATCAATATCAAAATTTATGTTTGTGTCTCCACTAGGTTGAGTCACATTATAAAATTTAATACTATCTCGTATCTGTGATGTCTTCCAATCAGAAGTTGTTGCAACATCAATATTCTCTGTTGCATCAGGTAGTATTGGATCAATATTAGTTGTATCAGTATTTCTTAAAAGTTCAGATGCAGAGATAGTTCCAGTTGGATTATTCAACCGAAATGTATTTCTCATCGCACTAAAACTTATAGCACCAGATGTGAAGAAAGGTCCTGTTTTAGAAACTGTGATTGCCATTATTCACTCACTACTGTAGCACCTTTCCAACCACCATTTTTACCATCAGTATTCACAATTTTGCTATCTGCTGTGCTTTTAGTTGCATATACTTTTTTCTTTGAATCATCATCAGACCAATGAACACCACCTGTCCAATAGACTGTTTTACCTGATAATCCTGTCTTTTTGATGTAGTAACCCATTTACCTTTTATTTTTATTTATCTTGTAACTTTTCTAGTACTGTCTTATTTTGCATCGGTGCAATGTCACTAAGTCCATTTGCATCAAACCAAGGCGCACTTTCCCAATCAAAACCCTCTCCAAATGTATTATCGGGAGCCATAACATACCAATGACACTTTGCGTCTGGTATATCTACTGCACAAACTGCCCAATCATCTGCCCATTGTGGTACTTGAACGTACATTACAGGTAGATGATTAGCAAATAATGAGAGTATGAAAGAAAAGATAATCATTTATTTACAATAAGGTCTAATACTTTTTTATGAGAAATTTGTTTAATCTTTTTCTTCTCATTCTCCAAGAACTCGTGATTACCCTGAGCGTCATTAAATATATCTTTACCATCAACTTTTGATAATAAGAAACTTTTAATTGACTCTCGATCAAACATCTTTAAACCATAGCAAACCTGAATGAAACTATCTAATCCCCAGAATGTTTTTTCCTTGTAACAAGTACGAGTATCTAAAAATTCTTCCTTACATTTCTCTTCAAAATTTCTAACCCAATTACATTTATTATGAGTCATATAGTTCCAAAACATTGAGTCTGTTCGATTTGTACAGTAATGCAATGCAACAAAATCAATAATATCAGTATATAGTGTGCGATTTCCTTTATTAACAATAGTTCGATTATATTCAAGATCCTTCAAGGTAGAATTGATAATCATAAACTCTTGTATCTGTTGAATGATAATCTGAATACCAGTTGCTTCAAGTGGTTCAATAAACCCACTCGACAATCCTATGGCAAGACAATTACCCACCCAATAATCCTCGTAGTAACCAGGTTTATATCTTATTATTCTATCAGTCTCTAATCCTACATCAAACTTTTCTCGTAGCCATTTATCATAATCATCTCGTGCCTCCTCGTCTGTTGTAAATTTAGATGAATACAAATATCCTGTACCAAATCTATCTCCAATTGGTATTTGCCATATCCAACCATTCTTTGTTGCTTCACAAGTAGTATATGCAGGTGTCTCCTTAAAATCATAAGGGACTTGCTGTGGTATCGCACGATCTATTGGTAAAACATCAGAAGTATCGTGCCAAGTAGAATTCAAATGTCTGAATAAAACAGAATTGAAACCAGAGGCATCTACAAATAAATCTGCTTCAACAACACCACTATTCTTACACTCAATTTGTGTTATCTTATTGTCCTGTACAATAACATTTTCTACCCTGTCATCTATAAATTTAACTCTATTTTTTAATCTATCTGTAATGTATTCACAAAATACCTTCGTATCAATGTGCATTGCATATCCATAATCCTCAAAAGGTTTATTTGGTATAGTTGTAGCTGCAGTATTATAGTTTGTACCACCATTAAACTCTCCAGATGGTATTGAATATATCGCACTTGTATTAGTGCCTATCTCTGAATTAACTTCGGCAAAACCATGAAAGTAATTTGTATTCGGAATCCAGTTTTTAAAATTAATTCCTAATTTAATTGTTGCCTTACCACCAATATCTTTAATAAGTTGCTTTGTTGATACACCCAAATGTGCTAACAACAATCTAAAGATAGGTGTTGTACTTTCTCCTACTGAAATGTTACCTTTACTAGCATCATATATTAAACTTATATCTACCTTTTCATTCCAATAACTTTTCATCATAGCGGCAGCTGCTAAACCAGCAGTTCCCGCTCCTACAATAACAATTTTTTTCATAAATTAAGCGACTGTTGCGACTCCAACCCAATTAGTTACATTAGCACTTGAATCTCCATCAGGTAGGTATATCTCAACTCTATTTGTTGTTGTATTATATATTACTGCACCTGTTCCAATGCCACTTGCACTTTGACCTGTAGCAGTTGTTTTAGTATTTCTAACTGTTGTAGACATTTCAGGTAAGAACGCCCACGGTGAAATGCTATTTTCACCTGCTCTTCTAAGGTCAATACTTCCGTTAAGTGTATCTCCTATTGTACCAAATCCTATCTTAGATTGTCTTGCAAAGTCAAATCTAATCTGTGCATCAAATAATGCAAATCTATCACCAACAATCTGTAAATTACCAGCACTAAATGACGGATCAGTTTTAATTGAAGTTGTGTTAATACCAATGGTTTCAAACATTGATGTACCAACTGCTTTCAATCTAGTGCCAGGATTTGTAGTTCCAATACCTACTGAAGAGAATGATGCTGTTGCCTGTTGGAAATCAATATCGCAAGCTGGTATTGCAGAACTAAATCCAATCTTACTTGTAACATTAATTTGTTTAAATGTAGATATACCAGATGTTGTGAGAACATTTGTTCCTTCAATTACATTACCTAATGATAGAGAACCTGTAATTGTACCACCGACTGATAAATTTCCACCTACAAATGCGTTACTTGTGACTGTAGATGTTCCAACCACATGGAGTTGATGTGCTGGATTTGTAATTGCGATACCTAACTTACCATCGTTAGTAAGTCTTGCTCTTTCAGTTACATTATCTACAAACTTAAAGTTACCTGATCCACTATTACTATCTCCATCTAGTATAAAGTTTAGATCACCTGTATCATTATTGATTACATCAAATGTATTTGACTCATTTCCAAATCTTAATATACCTGTACTCTTACCTGCACTTACTGAATTACCTACACTAACTTTTGTTGTGCCACTATCAGATACAATCTCAACAGATGTGTTTGCTTCTTTTCTAATCGAGACATCTAAACCAGGAATTGCAGTTCCGATTCCAACTTTACCTGTGTTTAATGATGTAAATGCTGTACCACCTGTGCCAACATTAATCTCTGTTGATGCTGTGGTTACACCTGAATTAATATCACCAGATACATCACCTGTTAAATTACCAGTTACATTACCCGTAACATTTCCTGTTAATGCTCCATCAAAACTCGTAGATGTTGTTACACCCGTTACATCAAGTCCAGCAGTATTGAATGTAGCAGCAGTTCCAACATTGACTAAACTCGTAACTGACAGTTGTGAAAATGTTGATACTCCTGATGAATTGATATTTCCTGTTACATTACCAGTTAAATTACCAGTTACATTACCTGTGACTGCTCCTGTTAAATCTCCAGTTACATTACCAACAACATTACCAGTTAATGCTCCAACTAAACTCGTAGCAGTTATGATACCAGATGCACGAATATTACCAATCGAATTGATACCAACTCCTATCTTACCTGTAGCAGATGGATCTCCACCAACTTGGAAACTCTGTCTAGGATCTGTGGTAGCGATACCAACATTACCTATTGCATATATTGAAGTAAACCCTAAACCTAAATTAACATCTTCCCATTGTGATGTAGGTAGGTTTGATAATGTTGAACCGTCACCCTTAAATGATGTTGCTGTTATTACTCCACTATTACCTATTGTTATTGCACTTCCAACTTGAATCTCTGTGATTGTAGAAACACCAGATACAAATAAATCTGATGCTGTTACTAATCCAACAACCTTTGCTGTTCCTCTTACATCTAAAAACTCAGATGGCACGGAAGTTCCGATACCAACCAAGCCATTAGCGTTAACGATAAAATTATCTTCGTCAACTTGTACTCCGTTTCGGAAACTAAATGATTTTCTTATACTCGCCATCTGTGGTATTTTTAGTTATTTATTAGGATAGTGCGTCTACTTTCGCAGATAGTTCTTTAATTGCCTGTATTAAAACAGGAATTAATTTATCATAATTTACTGCTTTAACACCATCATCCCTAGTTGTTGTTATGCCAGGTAATCCAAGTGCTTCAACTTCTTGTGCAATCACACCAGTATCATCTCCTTGTAGGAAAGTATCACTATTAGATTTCCAAGTGAATGTGTTACCACTAATTGCATTGATTTTATCTAGTGCATTTGGTATGACAACAATGTTCTCTTTTAAGTTTCTATCTGATGATGAGAATGCAGTAATGTCTCCACCAACATGAAGATCATTATTAATTCCAACACCACCACTTACGACTACCGCACCAGTTGTCTTGCTGGTTGAGTTTGTGGTTGATTGAACTGCAAGAGTTCCAGATACTGTGGTTGCATCACTTGTTGCATTTCCAAGAGTTACATTACCTGTAGCACTTAAAATACCAGCAACATTTAAGTCATCAATAACTTCAACTGATCCAGCAGAACTAATTTTAAGATTGCCAGATTTAGTATCAATGGTATTGTCATCAGTTTGTGCAACTTTAATATTACCAAACTCAACAGCACCACCATTAAATGTACCAGATATTGTTAAGTCACCACCAATATAAACACTCTTTGCAATACCAACACCACCAGATACAATTAAGTCACCTGTAGTTGTTGATGTGGATTGTGTTCCTTGTGATAATGTAAGTGTCTTTGATATAGATGTATCAGCATCAAATCTGACATCTTTACTAAAGTTAACAGGACCATCGAACTGAGATAGGATTGTTCTTGATGTTCCACCTTCAACCTTAAGTCTTTCTTTGATTGTTACTTCATCAAATACAACACTTAATCTTGATGGATCTTCACCTGTTACTGTTGGAACTGGAGCGTCAAATGTTTTCTCCTGTCCAGTTGATGAACTAACTCTCTTGTTACCAATAAAGAAGTCACCTTCATTGTTCATACCAGTATAAACAACCTGTCCACAAGATCTTTCTTGTGATTGAACTAAGAACTCTTCTCTTTCTGTAAGAGTCTTAACCTGAACTTGAGGTAAACCAGTAGAATAGTTACCAGGACCATAACCAATGTATTCAAATGTGTGACCAGAAGCACGAATGATTGATGGTCTTCTAAATTCAATTGGTATTGGTGTGATTTTCTTAACTAATGATCCAGTTAAATGATCTTGTTTGATACTTCCCAAAGCACCACGAACAACACCAACCTCATCTAATCCACTACCAGATAATTCTGATGTGGTAACTCGTAGTATTTCTCCATCTATCTGAACATATGAACCTAGTGGGAAACGAATCGCAGTTCCAATACCAGCATTTGGCACTTGAACTTTCATTATTGAACCAGTTGTTAAATCATCTGTTAGATTTAAAACTTCATTATTATAGAATGATAAACCTCTCGTACCAAGATTTTCTCCATCAGCACCAGATGTTGCATCACCAGCACTCATACCATGTTGTAGGACAAATGCTCCACTTAAATTAGCATCTGTTTTCGCAGAGAAGGTTTTAATTCCAACTCTTTCCTTAACTGTAAAGTCACCTAATTTATTATTTGAACTATCAATAATTCTAAATGGACTTCCGATTGTCAATCCGTGAGCAGAACTACAGGTAAATGTTGATACACCACTAACTGATTCAAAATCATCAGATGATATCGCTACAGCAGGACCTATATTTAATGCAAACTGACCTGATAAGAATGAAGTATCACCACCTGTCTTTGCAATCGCAACAGTTTTAGTAGATGGTACTGAAGATATTCTGAAGTAACCATCAGTTAATGTTCCAATTCCAGTTACTTGTAATACATCACCAATGTTTGATGAGATACCAACTGAAGTAAAGGTAGCTGCTGCACCAATACTTGGTGAACCTATAAATGTAGGGTCAAACTCTAATTTTTCTGCACCATAACCAGATCCACCATCAGTAACATCAAATTTAGTTATTGATCCACCTGATATTGTAACCTTTGCAGTTGCACCATCCCAAGTGGTTGTTCCTTCATTGAATAATTTAATATTATGATATGTTCCGTTGTCATATCCAACTCCACCTGTGAAGTCAGAGTAAGTTACGATACCACTCAATCCATGCTCTCTATCAAATGTTAGTGTAGAGACACCAGTTGTTGAGTCAACACTTGTAATCTTAAGTCCTCTACCAAAATCTTGTAGTAACTTATCGTTTGCTTCTCTGGTGATACTATTCTTCAAACTATTAGTAACAACATCACCAATAGGATTTCTTCTTGCGAATGATACAGAAGATGGAGGATTGTCGTTTATATTATCTTTATCTTGCTGTGGATATAAATCAGAAACATTCTGACTATACTTTTGATCCGTAAATTCAGTATTGATTGCATTGTCTGCTTTTAATACGAATAGATGATAGATACCATCTTGTACATCTTTAATGTAATCACTTATTACTTCACTTCGATAGATGTAGTGATTTGATTGTAAATCGTTTCTTTGGAATCTTGGTAAACTCGTAGTTCTATCAGATGTATCACTTGTAAAGTTTCCAGTATTATGAACTGAACCATTGGTATCAGTAGTTGTGTGTTGGAACTCCTTGTCACTATTGATTGCTGATACTGAGAATGTACCATTAAATGCAGAGTTTGCTACACCAGTGGTATTATTTGAACTCTTTACATTAAGAATATTAATCTTATCGTTAACATTCAAGTTGTGTGGTAACTCTGTTCTTACAGTAACTGTGCTTCCAGCAGCTGAACAGGTACTGATGAATCTTGGGTTACGATCAAAGAATACATCACTTGCATCAATTGTTCTTAATGAGAAGTCTGTGCTTGCTCTTACACCAGTTGTACTTGATTCCTGTATGACGAAACCATCATTAGGATCTTTTGCATTTGGTGCTTCTTTTGGTACAACAACACGAACTGTATATAATCTTTCATCAAGTGATCTAGAATCTACTGTTCTAGAGATTGTTGTTACATTACTCTTTGAAGTAAGTCCAGTTACACCTTGAGTTTCAAGTGAAGTGTAAATATCGTTTGTTGTTGGAACATGAACGAACCAGTTTTTATTTACAGTATCAAACTGAATAGGTGAACCTATATCACCAGATGATTTGTCAGATACTCGACTCTCTACGAATAATTTTGTTCCACCAAAAACTGTAATCGCAACATTATTTTGTGCATTAGTTACAGAAGATGCAAGTTTGATTTCTGTTGATGATATTTTAATTACAAAGTAAACTGTATTAACTTCTATGTTTTCTGGTAAGTCACCATCATCACTAAACACACGGATTTTTTCACCTGTTTGAAGTGTATGAGTTCCTATTGTGAAAATATTTGATGAGGCAGTATCATTTTGTATGAATGATGGACCTGACTCAACTCTGAATAGTTTTGAACTTATGCTTGTACCTGTGACTACAGAAGATGCAGCACTTACAACACTATCAGTCATATTGATAGATGCTGTCTTTATTGATCCACCTGCATTTAATGATAAAACATCATTTGATTTTGCACCAACACGATAACCCTGAATGATTACAGGTGGTTTATCATCAAAGTCATTGAATCCAAATAAGTATAGATGACTTGAGATACCTACTGATGTAGTAAGTCCAACATCTAATGATTGCCAATCAACTGTAACTGGACTCTCAGTTATAGCTCTTGGTGTGATTATATTACTGATATATGCTGTATCGTCTTTACTAAATGCTGATTTCTTAAATCCATCAGATGTAAGTGCAATCTGTCCAAAGTTTGAGTTAGAGTTAGTAACTGATGCGTCACTACCTGTCTCTGCATTAAAGTGCTTATTAAATCCAATCGCAAATACGGATACGATCTGCATGATCGCATCATTCTTCATATTAATATGAGTTGTCTCGAATCCTTTTCTGTAGATAGCATCACTATCTAAATGATAAACTGTTGATGGATCTAGTGAAGAAGACTCTTTTGATAATGAAGCACCTTTTGAGAGTTGAATTGTAATACCTTCATATGCTCTTGAAGTAGGATTATATTTTACAAATGCTCTATCATCTTTCTGTAGTGAGATACCAGTGAACTGTGCGACAACAATACTTCTAAATCCAGTTGCCTTCGCACCATCGGCAAGAACACCATTCATACCAAATACGGAACGTAATGATACGTTAAAGATATAAGGTGATGCACCTGTCACCGTATCAGTTTCAATCGTAATTGTTGCAGAAGATACAGATTGTGGTGTTGCTAATAAGTTTGGTCTTACAAATGGAAGTAAGTATGTAAATTGTGTACCACTTAATATACTTGCAACCTTTGTGGATATATTATAGTCTGGTACTGAAACTCCTTTGACCTTTATCGGTGTTCCACTACTCAAACCGTGAGGAGTTGTGGTTGTTACTGTGATAACATTGCCTGGTGTTGAACCATCACCAGATATAAGTGTAGAAATACTGAGTGGATCAGATGCAAATGCACCAACGATTTCAAACTCAGGTCTTTGTGGTGCAAATCCTTCGGTTGATGCTGGATATTTCTGATCAATATCTCTTGTAGATGCTACATTAAATGCGTTTGATAACTTTGCATAGTATATCTCTAAGTCAGTTAATCCAAATCTATTATCAATGTTTACACCATCAGCATACTCAAAACAAGTTAGTTTGTGGTGTGAGAAACTAGGAGTAGACTGATTATTTGCAGAGAAATCAATCGGGTCTGTATAAACTAAACCACCTTCATCACCATCAAAAATAGAGAACTGCCAGAAGTAGCAAGTACCTGTTACACGGAATAGTGCTGTGCTAGGTGCTGATGAATCAGTTGGGTTAGGAACATATTTTGGTTTTATCTTTGTCTTTCTTAAATCTAGTCCAACGATTGATGTACCACGAGGAACAATTACACCACCATTGATACTATTAAACTTATAAAGTATATTATCTTCTTGTGCTAAATCAAAATTTGATGTTAAATCTAGTGATAGAGTAGTTTGTGCTGCTGTTTCTGCACCAGAAGGTGATACTGCTGTTGCAGTTGATCCCACATCCTTTAATGCAAAACCAGGTCTATTATCAACTTCATGCTCGCCAGGATATATTAATATAGTTGTTCTTTCAATTAAATCGTTATTTGCTCCTCTTACATACGAAAATCTCGAAGATTCAAGTAAAGCACGTTGAATTGTTTTAAATGGTTGTGCCAGTGAATTACCTTGATTCGTGATAGCATCAGTCGAATCAATATCATTTGGATTCACATAAAGAATACGACCTTCAGTATTCTTGACAAAATTCTCTAGTTTATTAAGGGGCATCTTCGTATTATCGTCAAAATATTGCTATGATCTATTTAGTTAGGTTGATTCTTCCTGTTCATAAAGATACTCTAGATCATCAGGTAAAAGTTCGGGATTTTCTAATTCCACTGGGTAATAAAGTGGATGTAATTCCTCCATTATTAGATATCCATACATTTTATACATATATTCTGGATTATATGTGCGATTCGCATCTGCTACTTTACACAAATCCTCATCCCATGTATGTCCAAACGGTAACTCATCAAATGTAAATGGAATTCCATTGATAAAATACATCTTCACTATCATTTTACCATCGTCAAACCAGCAAAATTTAGTAGAGAGTTTGTACATACAGGAAGTTTTGACAAAGTAATTTATTTAGCTTGCATCATCATTTTCAAGAATATGAATTCTGATGATTTCATCATCAACATCTTTTTCACGTTTCTTCACTTTACGAACATTATCTAATATCTTTTTATTAGGAGATTTCTCCTTATTCATGTTTTTTTTGCAAACCACTTTATTTATGATGTTATACTATCATATTTAATTAGTTCAATTGGAAGTGTATCATTACACACTTTAAGAACTCTCATGAATTGATCAACATCGTCACAAGTCACTTTTTTTTCTCTACCTTCATCACTTAGAACAAGAAAAGACCTAGCACAGATGTCTACAACGACACCAACAACCGAATCATCTAACATACAAAAAATACTTGCGAAACTCATTATAGTGTATATGTCCAGTCGTGTCAACTAGGTTTTCATAATGTAGCAAAGTGCGTAGAAAGGTGGTCTGTTCTCGTGCGACTGTCCACCACCTGCGTTACTCATACTAAATGTATCAGCAGGATAACCACCAGCACCACCAAAACTAACTGAAGTAGAACCACCACCTGGAAAATATTTCTTATTATCGAATGTTGTATCGTGTTTATGTGATGGTATTTGATTTAATGTAAGAGTAACACTCTCTGCACCACCAGTATCATTTACATCATAATCACCATTGCTTGCATCAAAACCAACAACAAACTTACCAGATAAATTTGGTGTACTGTTATTTCCATCACATAAAACAAATCCTGTTGGAATATTGTTAGAAGCACCAGACCATAATAAAATTACACCACTTGGTAATAATCCAGAACCAGATATAGTCCCTGAAACAGATAAACTTCCAGTTACTGTTATCCCACTTGAAGTAGTAACTAATCTCTCGTTTCCATCATGATATAAAACAGTTCTTGCATTATTACCACCATGCATCTTTAACATTGGTCTCCAACCCTGATCAAAGAATTGATAAGCTCCTGGTCCATCTCCACCATTTGATTTAAATATCAGTCCACCAGACCCTCTCTCTTTAATTAATGAAGTTCTATTATCACAAACTGAATCGCCATTAGAATCAGTTTGATCCTTAAGTTCATTAGTATGATATATTTGTAAATCATCTCCTGTTCCGAAAATAGCTTTCGATTCATCAAGAAATTTCAATGAATTTTGAGATTTATCAAATGTAATAGATGATATTCCATTAGTTCCATGAAATTCAATATTGTCTTTAAATGTTGATATTCCTGATACATTTATAGCATTAGTAACATTAAGACTATCACCAGAAAATGTTACATCACCTGTAAATGCAGATGGTGAGGTAATATTAATTGATTTTACTGTTAAATCATCATTTTCAAAATTATAATTTAATTTACCATAGACATAAAGATTCTCAAAGGCATTATCAAAACCTCCATTATTAATACTATCACTTGGTCTTTCCATAATTAACCACCCCCTAGTGTGTCAAAATCAAATTTATTCTTTGTAACAGCATCAGCAGCACCAGTAATAACTTTATCAAGTCCTACTGGTTTTCCTATACCTCCTCTAAATTCTACTGGTCTTGTGATTGATGCTTGAAAAGGACCTACGAACGCTGCTTGTGCTACTCCTGCAAAAACACCAAGTTGTCCTATTGGATGTTTAAGAAATATATTACCAGATTGTCTTGTAATTCTCTTTGAACCAACAACCTCTACTATCTTTGTTTCTTCACTTCCAATTGCTATCTCTCCACCCAAAATAACTGTTTTTTCTGTAGAACCATCAAAATTTCCTAATGTTACCGTTTTACCTTGTAAAAGAATTTCATTTGCTGCCTCTAAAACTATATTTTGTCCAAAAATTCTAATCCAACCATTCTCAGCAGTCATACACATATCACCATTATGTGCCATTGCCATATAACTTATTGCATCTTTATTGTTTTTTCTACCTGTTTGTATTTCTAAAGTACCATCAGCATCAATAGTTGAAAGACCACTGGCATGTAATGCCTGTTGATACTTCATTCCTTTATCAGTAACAGAATAAAGTTGATATGCAATTCCACCACCTAAACCAACTGGTCCGTTTGACTCTATAACAAGATTCGGACCAAAGACATCTAGTACTCTACTTTCACTTTTACTTTCAGACATAATTAATATCCGTATCCTCCGCCTGATGAACCACTACTTGGTGGTGAACTTGGTGGTGGTGAACTTGGTGGTGGTGAACTAGGTGGTGTTGGTGGTGGAGTATTGTTTTGTGACTCATCAACTGGATCACTATAAGTATCCATAGTTGGTGTACTTGGTGTAGTTGTTTCAGTTTCAGTTTCACTTTCTTGGACTAATTGTTGTATTGAACGCAATCCGACTTTAGTACCACCAACATTTGATGAAGGAGAACCACCAGATCTTAAACTTTCTTGAGGAGTATCATAAATGATTGCATGAGGTGTAGATAAATGCACAGCACCTACCATCTTAACACCTCTTGTTGGATGCAAGTGGAAAGGTCCATTATAAGGTTTACCATCAACATATCCAACTATACCATCTCTTGGTGTAATACAATCAATAACATTTGTCACACCTGTTTGTCTTCTTCTAGTTGTCATCACAGGTGTTAATATTGCTCCACTACCAGTTATACTTTCAACATTCACTGGTGGAAGAGTTCGATATGCTTTATCATTCGGGCATACCTTTGTTATTGAACCATTCTCATCAACTCCACAAATCTCGAAGTCTTTAATTTTATCATCCAAACTATATCCAGATCCACCATTTTCAACCTCGATTCTGTCTACAAATACATCAACTTCCTCTCCTGTAGGATAATTTTCACCCTCAGATATCATTAAAATGCCAGTTAATTGTCCAAATGTAGGTGAATTTGGATCTTTATCAATAGTTGCACGACCATAAGCACCATAACCTTGATCGCAATTATCCACAAATGAGACAAGAGGTTCACTTGTATATCCTTCACCAGGATATGTTATATCCACACCCAAGATACTTCCAGTCACTTTAATATCATCAATTAAACTTGTAAAGGTTGACTCTTTTTTAGTTTCTTCATCAATAACTTTTATAGTCTTAACCTGCTCATCAAGTTCTTCAATAAATTTTCCAAGTATTACATCTCCTGCTGCACCTGATCCTCCTCCACCAAAGATTTCAACTCTTGGTAGTCCACAGTCTAATATATTACCTGTATTACAAGTGACCTCCATCGGTTCCTTAGTAATTGGATCAATTCTAGGAACATCAATGTTTCCAGTTTTTTCATCAAGTGTTTCAATTAAGTTATCAAGTTTTTTATTACCTTTATCAAAAGCTCTCGTTATAAAATTTTGTTTCTTCTCATCTGATTCATTCTTTACTGAACCAACACCCAATCTATATAATGTTTGTTTATGACACCCTGCACCTCCACCATCAGCACAAGATAAAAGACCACCAACTTTACCAAGAATGTTAAGACCACCTTGAAGGACACCTTTAATAGATCCAAATCCTTTTCCAACTATACTGAATAAATTGTTAATCGGACCAAGTAAAGGACCTACAATTGAATCCATCACACTGCTAATTTTACTAGTTAAAGAACCAATAAAATCCTCAACTGCACACTCAGCAGGATTTATGAAACCTCTTTGAACCATATTAGTGAGTAACTTTTTAATTGTGCCTTTTAATGCCTTATTAATTGCAGATCCTAGACATCCAAATGCACCAAAAAGTCCACTGATAGGTTTAAATGCAGTAGTCATAAATGAGTTGCTTTGTGCAAGTGCAGCAATCGGATTCGTAATTTTATTGAAAATAAAATTCTTTGCTGCCATCAAACCAGTATCAACAAAATCAATTAACTTTTCTTGCAGTAGAGTACTTAGTTTGGTTGTGATGCCACTCATAGCCTCACTAATTTCTCCAACAGCAGTATCAAGTCCATCAACCATACTGAAAGCTGAACCTAATCCACCAGATGCACCATTCAAAAATTTAGCTATACTCTTTGTAATAGCTGATGCACCAGCTTTAGGTTCGCATTTATAACTAACTCCTACTGCTACTAATTCCATGATTTTTTTACACTCATACTATTTAGTTGATTAATACATAATTCCAGTATAGGAAGATTTTAATTCTGTTTGCAAACTTGATCCATCATAAGTGGTAGGATCAATAGTTTTAAGTTCTCTCAAATGTCTTTGTGCTATCTCAGTTTTTTCTTTAAGCTTAACTTTTTCATACAGTCTTATCATTTTTTTAACTGTAAGTTCATTTTGAACGAGTCTTAACTTAATATCAGTAACAGTTTTTGGTGCTTCACTACCCACTACAAGTCCACTTGTCGTTTGTCTAGTGGTGGTACTAGAGGTAAATGTATTAGTACTTGCATCATAAGTTTCGTCACTACTAGTAGTGAATGTCTCTGTTGATTCTGAAGCAGTTGAGCTGATCTCATAAGTGGTCTCTTCATTTTCTATCCTATCAATATATGCTTTAGTTTTTGCTGATGATTTTCTTACCTTATCTGCAGGTTCAAACGTTACCTTGCCAGAGGGACTAGTAAATTTAACAAACTGTTTTCCATTTCCATCAACGTACGTGAGTAGACCATCACGAACAGTCTCACTATTAAGAATAATACCTTGGTTATTAACATTAACTACTTCAAGTTTATTAAGTTCTTTCTTTTTATTTACTGCCTCCTCTTTTTCGATTAAATTCTGTTTTACTGAGGTATCAATTGCTTTTTTAGCAACCTCAATCTCTGTATTAGTTCTTGATTTATTTTCATTTACATCTTCAATTATTTTCTCTAAATTTTCTTTACTATTAACTGCATCCTTACCTTTAAGAAGATTTTGGGTATAATCTTTAAGTGATAGGAATATTTTTTTAGGTGTTAATTTTTCCTCTACATTAACATTTTCATCACCACCTGCGATAACACCTAGTTCTTTTGCTTTATCTGATGGTTCTTTCTTTTCTGCTTTGCTATAATTTTTAGGACCTACAGGGTCTGTTGATGGGGTTTTAGGTCCGATTTGTTCATTAAATTCACCACTTAATGTTTTATTTTCTTTAAGTGATCCATAAAATCCTTTTGGTGTATCAAATTTACCAGTTTTACCATATGTGGGATTACCTCTTTCATCCTTATGATTGATTGTTTTTGTTGTTCTTGGAAAAGCACCTATGATGAATTTTGGTGCTGCTGTCCCTCCTCCTCGAACACCAAATACCATGTCACCTTGACTTAATCTTACTGATCTTAATTTATAAGCAGCACCAGTTCCAGCCGTTGTAGGTAACAAAACAGTTGCATATGTTAAATATGAATCTTCTATTTGGTCAGTATCTGAATTATCCCCAAGAATACGAACCTTATATCTCCAACCAAAACCATCGTCTAGTTGATCTTCTTGATCAGCATATGCAACTATCTTTCCAATCCAAAATTGACCACCTTCTTTACCATAAAGTGATCTTTTACTTGGATCTATAAATTGTGAGCCTTCTTGATTCATTTTTTCGTATTGTAAAGACCGTAACCATCACGAGCAAGTGTGAGTGATGTAAATGAATTACTTGAGTCAAAGTGATGACACAGATGCAGTATTAGATAAAAACCACTTCGATGTAAATTATAAGCTATTTCAGTTTTGTTATCTTGAGTTATATTTTCAAAAAGAACTCTAATAACTTGTCCTGCCTCTAAATTTACGTTGCATGGCACTTGAATATCCACAAGTTGTGCATGAAGCATACCATATTTCATCATTGCTCTTGGTTCATATTCTGAAGGGTTGTCTATTATTGAAGATCCCTCATCATAATTTAAGACATATGAAAATGTTTTACAGAAATTATCATTACTATCGGTTCCATTATTTTGATCATTTTGTAAATTTTGATTGTCTACCTTTCCTAAAGTCCCTTTTGGATTATTATCCACTTGAATAATTTTTTCTTTATACTCACCTGTTATTGAGTCAATCGTACAAACACGCACCTTATATTGACCATTTCTTATGGCAGTCATTTGATCTTGATCCCTTCTTACAACAGGAGGTTTTAGAATTTTAAAATTATTAGTGTCATTATCTAAATTGGCTTCTAGCAAACTACCATATCTATATTGGTGTGTTCGTTTATAATTAAGATCACCATTACCATAGTCTTCTATACCCTTTTTAATCATCCCATGTATTGATTTAAAATGAAATCCACTTTTTGTTTCAAAGAAAAAGTAACCAGGATCACCCTCCAAGGGTTGTGCTTTTTTACACAATTTAAGGATAGTGTCTAATGGTGGTTGATTATCACCAGTAAGTTTTATCGTATTTTTAGTATCTTCAACAAATACTCTACCATCTGGTAATTTTAAACCTCTTCTATCTTGTAGAATTTTTCTAACAATTTCACTTATTGGTGCATCTGGATATGATTTTTTAACTGGACTATTTGCACTGACAAAAGCGTTTGTAGAAACCATTGGATAAAATGCACTTTGTTTATTACCAGTATCAAAATTATATGGACTTCCAGTTATTACAAATGATTTTCTATCTCCTCCAGTGGAAAAATTACGACCTTGAAAAGATAAATTACCAGATCCTGTTTGTATTCCAAATAAAACTTCTTCAAATCCCTCTACTGGTAAAGCATCTTTCAATGTACCAGATTTACCCTCTTTATTATTAACAGTTCCACCTGTGTCTAACTCTAAAAAACTTCCAGTTAACATGGGTGAATAAATGCTTTCATAATAATTCACTCCTAATATTTTTCCTTTTATATCTATTTCTGTTTCTTGACCACCTTGATCTGTTAATAATAGTTCTAACCTACTTTTTAATTTTTTTAATACTCTGAAACTACCAAAGTTTGAAGGACCTGCAAATGACATATTAATCTCCTGTTTTAATTTCTGTGAATACGTATGTCACTGCAGCAGATTCTTCCTCATTAAATTCATCTCTCAGATTCAAATCAGAGATTAAATCCTTTGTATTTATTTTAAATTTGTCTCCATTATTACTAATTAATTCATTATTAACTGTAACAATATTAGGTATTTCAGTTTTATTATTTTTAATAAATTTACTAAGATTAAATGTTTCCTCTTTACCATCCTTAGTTACTGCTATATTTTCTCCTTCTTCGTCAATCTCAAATGTGGCACCAGTTGATAATGTGCCAGTTTTATTAAATGTCACATCCTTTTCATTAAAATTAATTCCTGCTGTGTCTGCTTTTTTAAATCTTTGTTGAACAATATCATATTCTTTTCTTAAATTTTCCATTAATTTTTCAATTTCAAGTTTATCTTTTTCTATCTTTTTGTATTCGTTTGTTTCTTTTTCTATTTCTTTAAATTGTTTTTCCCTATCTTCTGATTCAAACAATGCAATAAACCCCCTTGTTCCCTTTGAAACATTATCAACAATACCTTTTATAAATTTTACATTTTTATCCAATCCCTCTCTTAATTTTTCTAGTTTTTCTTTTAATTCATCAATATTATTAATAGCAACACCAACAAGAAGAAGAGATATCAATTCTACAACACTTGTCATCATGTTTTTTCCCAAACCTCTTGGCAAGATTTTATTAATTCTATTGGTTGATTTTTTAAATTCTGATGGTATTTCTAATTTTTTTTCTTGTTTTTTTCTCCTTCTTCTTAAAATAGATACTGCCTTTAGTTTTTTTGTTCTTTTTCTTGTATCAGAAATTTTCCTAAGAGATGTTGATAACATACTATTAAGATTTTCTGCTGTTAGTTTTAACTTTTCTGCTGCTTCCATTTAATTATATACCAAGTCAGAGAAACCAAATAACTTAGGCACTTGTTCCATATATGGATTTAAAACATTCATGGATGCGATTGTATTTATATCTGTAGCTGGAAGATTATTCTGTTTAAATTCTTTTATTTTATTATTTTTTCTCAAATCTACTGTACCACCATCAATTACTTTTACTGGTGGTATTGTTTTATTTTTTAAAAGTTTTTTATATTCTCTTTCAAGTGCTTGTTTATCACTTAAAAAACTTGATAAGTCAGGAATAAAAAATGGCAATCCTGAAGATCCCTCTTCTTTTTGGAACTTTTTATATAATTCCAAATTGGATAAACTCATTAATTCTCTATAAGCTTTAACCTTTTCTTCATCAGGTTGATTTGCAAGAACAAAATTATTTTCCAAGAAACGAATGAATTTTTTATCAGATGTAGATTTTTTTCCAAGAACTCCTTGTGGATCTATCAATCTTCTTAATCTTAATAAATTCTTTTTAACAGTTGGATCTTCTTCATTTAATACTTCTCCAACTTTTTTTTCTCTTTTATCAAAAAATCCTTTAATAATGTCACTTTTATTTGTTAATAACTTAAATACACCAAAAGTTAATGCAGCAATAGCTAATGTTTTTAAAAGAACAGGAGATGATAAAACTGCTACTGCCAATTTAAGAAATTTAAAAACTTTAAATAATGTGAATCCTAATTTAAGTCCAACTAATATACCACCTGCTATCGCAATACTTTTCCAATTTTTAGTTGTCCAGTTGTATATGCCTTGCAATTTCTCTTGAAAATCCTCATCTTTCAAAAGTCTCATCAAATTTGTTCCAATTATTCCCGTACCTAAAATTAATCCAAGTTGTTTTAACTGATCAAAGATACCAACAAATGGTTTAATAGTTGCTTTTCCTAATTTTTTAACTATATTTGATTTTCTCTTTGCTTCTAATTCCTCTTCTTTTGTATCCCTTTTATCAGCTTGATTTAATTTTCTCTGGTTTTGAAATGCCGCCTTCTGTTCCTTGATTCTTTGATCCATATCAAGTTGTAATTTTTGTGAAATTACACCTAATATTTGAGTTGTACTCATTAGAGACTCTTCTAAAGTATTAACTTTAGGAGTTATTTTTTCACCTATCTCTATCTTTTGTGTCTTAAATATATTTTTTAATAATGTTATTTTTCTTTCATTATTAGTAACTCTCTGAGTTAAATCACCCGAACCTATTTTAAATGTGGTACGATTAATCTTAGGCTTGCCACTCATGGCTTCCATCTTGTTAGAAAAATTTTCGTATACAGGAGATGACTTATCCATTTTGTCTTTGTTGTGCCTTTAAGTTTTCTTCCTCGATGTGTTGCTGAAGTAAAGATACATAGATATCTTTTTCCCAAGGTATCATGTTTTCAATCTCAGTTAAAGAGTATTTATGATGTTGAATCAATGCAAAGTTTATCTTATAGTATGCCTCAAGATTCGTATGAGCCATACTTAGTTGAAAAAAGATGCTAACCCTTCTAATATAACGGTTGATTCAACATTTGTTTTAGGATTTTTGACTTTGACACTATGAGTTAGTTTGGGCATAGTAGCAAAGAAATCCTCAATCATCTTAAATTGTTTTGTATTAAGTTGATCAATAAATTCTTCAAGTTCTTTCTTAGTTGATTCAGATGCATTCCAACTCTCTTCATCGTTAAAAATCATATCAATACAAGATATAATCATATCAAGTGTTGTTTTTACCTCACTAGAATCTTCAGCAGATTCAAAATTACTATTAATAAATTGTTCCATTGATGGATATTTAAGTTTAATAGAAAGTGAATCATCTAACTTGACGATATTTTTATGATTTTTATCTTTCTTTATCTTAATAGAATCAATGTCTATTGAAACTGGCACGGAAGTAATATTATCATCTGGGCATGTTACATTGACTTCAACTTGTTCACCAACAGATTTTGAACGAACATTTAAAAACAAATACTCAATATCAAATGTTGCAAGATTTTCAAGTTTAACACCCTTTGAGAGGATACATGAGCATAATATATCCACAACAGCTTGTGTAATCTGTTTTGTATCTTCTGTTTCTAGTGCCATTATAAGAATTTTTTCTTCTCGCACAAGAAAAGGTCTATACTTTAGTTTTTTACCTGATGAAGGTAACACCAATTCGTAAGTAGGTGTATTAATTTTTGGTAAAGGCATAATGAATATTCAATTCAGTAAAATTATTTATATGGGTTTTCTAACCGTTTACTATATAGCGGTCATAATTGAAGTTTACAGTAACTTTAAGTATGTCAGCAGGTCCGTAGGTAACTGGGATGGTATCAATACTTTTTGGAAATGCATTGACAAATCTATATCTAAGAGTTCTTTTGTAATTTTTTTCAAACTTATTAATATACATTGTATTGCATTTATATGAGTCAGGGTATCTCATTCTTCGGTAGTATGCACGATGATCTTGATTCACACGGTTATTTGCACCACTTGAAATATATTCCATCCACCCCTCAAATATTTTGAGTAATGTATAATCTTCATCAATGTAAAAAGAATAACTTATATCAGTATAAAATCTTGTATGTGCAAATTGTTGAGGCACTCCCATAAAATTATCTTTTACTTCAGCTGTTGCAAGTGCTGAAGTAGGTAATAATGCATCACTACACAAAATACCTAACTGCCTTGATAAAAAATTTCTAATATTTCTAATACCAGTATAATTTGAAAGGTATGTTTCAACAGCAGGTGTTAATGACGAAAATGTTACAAGAAAATGATTGGTCTGTGCTAACGGACCTATGATATTCTTTGCAACCGATAGGTTAAATGGTTTTATTGTTGTCTCTGCCACTCTAAATAAGTATGATTGTTATTTCTATTTATGTCATATAAGGGAAAATATTATCCGTCATACCCTAAAAAGTACAAAGGTGATCCCACTAACATCATATATCGTTCCCTTTGGGAGAGAAAATTCATGGTGTATTGTGACAAAAATGAAAGAATACTTGAATGGGGGAGTGAGGAAATCGCACTTCCATACCTATCACCTGTTGATAATAAGGTTCATAGGTACTTCCCAGACTTTTATATCAAAGTGCAAGAGAATACAGGTCGAATCAAAAGATATTTGATTGAAGTTAAACCATTCAAACAGACCATGAAACCAAAGAAACCAAAAAGACAAACAAAAGGATACCTCAGAGAAGTATATGAATTTGCTAAAAATCAGGCAAAATGGAGGGCAGCAACTGAGTTCTGCGAAGATCGTATGTGGGAATTCAAAGTTATGACTGAAAATGAATTAGGAATCAAATGAGTCGCATCAGCCCACTAGTAGATGATCTTGTTGGAAACGAGGATGCCGATGATTTAATGATTGAAATCATGGATGCATTAACAGATAGTGTAACACCTATTCCTGATGTTGGCAAAATATATGTATTTGTATATCAACCAAAGACTGCTGGATTGCGATATGACCAGAATCCATTGGTAGCAGTCACTAATATATTCTCTTGGGGATTCACGGGTATCAACTTTCATTGGGGTCAATCACGCAGATATACATGGGATGAAGTCGTTGGCCAACTCTATCAAGTTACAAATGAGGAGTTACAAGACCTAAATACAATACCATTTGCGAAATTTCGCATAAATAACTAAAAAGTAAGTAATATGGGATTTGAAAGGAGACTAAACGCAAATAATGGACAACCATTGAAATGGTTTGAAATTTTTGATGATGGAATTGATGACTTTGAAAAAGGTGAACCAACGACTGTCAAGGAATTAAACGCTAAAATAGGATCAGGCAATGACACAAATAAAAATTTAAGATCAGATGGAAGTGGTGATAGATGGGATCAATTAAATGAAAGAGAAAAAGAAGAATTAGATTTACTTTTAGGAAAAAGCGACACTAATAAAAATAATTCAGATGTAAACTATGAAAAAGAAAGAGGATGGTATGAATCTAATGC